AAGATTAGGAAGTACTAATATTTATAGAGTTTCATCAACAAGAACTGCAACAGACACAAATAATAGATTTGGTATAGTAAAATACCCAACACAATCATCAAAAGGATTTAAAGTAACAGGAATGCAACTAGAAGCAGGAAGCTACGCTACTTCGTACATACCAACACAAGGTAGTATTGGAACGAGAGTGGCTGAAAGTTGTACTCAAACGCCTCCAAGTGGAATTATAGGACAAACAGAGGGGACAATTTTTGTAGAAACAAGTAAATGGGTTGAATCAAATAATGGTAGATTTTTTTCTATAAGTGATGGCACAACTTCCAATTACATTGTAATAATTCAAAACACTACATTTTCAAATTATGCTGTTTATATTGTTTTAGGTGGCGTTACTCAAGCAATTTACACCTCAACTGTAACAATAGCAGATAATAGTAAAATAGCAGTTGGATATAAAGCAAATGATGTTGTAATATATGTAAACGGTGTACAAGTGCATACTGATACATCTGTAACAATACCTGCTTGTAATAAAGTATATGTAAGCTCAAGAGAAAACGGAACTGCTACATTTCAATCCGCTAATGGAGTTAGACAAGCCCTACTATACAACACAAGATTATCAAACGCACAACTACAAGCATTAACTAAAATATAAGAGTAACAATTACACCCATTAAACAAACAAGGGTAAAAATATAAATAATATAATAACCAATAGTTATAACCAAAAGTTATTAAAATATAAAATTATGATAAGAATAGCTAAATATGCTCTTGATAGCAAAGAACAAGCAGAAACTAAAATAAACGCTTTAGGAACTGCAACAGATGAAAATGGTAACGAATACCCAACGCATAAACATACTATTGTACAATTAGGCAACATTGTATTACAACAAGGTACATATGATGAAGAGGGTAACGAAACAGTTGCACCAGTACTATCTGACAAATGGCACGTTGATGCTTTATTTAAAGATTTAGATGACCATCCTTATGGTTGGAAATCTTATGCAGTTGACATTGATGGTAACGGAGTACATAGCTTTTTAGGTTTAGACTATAATTCCAATAAATTCTAGTGTTAAAGAAACTCATAAATAGCATCGCCTTTGATAAAAAAGACCACGTTTTACTAGGTCTTATTATTGGATTTCCTTTAATTTTATTATTTGGTAATTTAGGTGGTTTTATTGCTTTAATATTAGTAGCTGCAAAAGAATTAATACACGATAAATTATTTAAAAAAGGTAATCCAGAATGGTTAGATTTTATTGCTTCTGCTATTCCTATTATAATGTTAATGATAGTAGATAATTTTTAATGAAAGCAATAGTAGATAAATTTTTAAATTCATTTATAAGTAAAAAGCTAACGGTTTTTGTTTTAGGTTGTTTATTTCTTTATTTAGGAAAGCTAAATGGAGAGCAATGGGTAAATTTAGGAATGGTTTATATAGGAACACAAGGCGTTATAGATGCCATAATAAAATTAAGAAATGGCAACAAATAAACAGATTTTAGAAGAAATATTAGAGCAGAATAAAGAATTATCTAAAAAGCAATTTGAAATATCGTTGCAATTTAGTAAATACCAAAACGACCAGGAGTTACGTTTTTCTAAAATTGAAAGCTATTTAAAATCAGATCCAGATACAAAAACAGAGGGTGCTATTGAAAAGCTAAGTAGAATTGATAAAAAACTAACTGCATTAGAAAAAGATATAATTAAAAAATCCACAACATTTGCTGTTGGTGCATCAGCATTAATCATATCTTTAAAATGGATTTTTCAAAAATTAATGTAAATTCTAATGTTTTTTATATATATTTGATGTAAATAACTTAAAACAAATATATTATGAGATTAACGAAGAATTTTACTTTAAAAGAGATGGGTTGTAAATGTGGTAATTGTGAAATACCAAAAGAAGTACTACCTAACATTCAGAAACTTGCCAATCAATTACAAGTGTTAAGAACTGCAACCGAACAACCTATAAGAATTAATAGTGCTTATAGATGTGAAGAACATAATGAAAAGATAGGTGGATCTAAAAATAGCCAACACTTATTAGGTAAAGCAGCAGATATAACAATAGATAATTTTATACCAATAGAAGTTAATTCTTTAATAGAAGTTTTTATAAATTCTGGTAATATATTACAAGGTGGTTTGGGTGTTTACGACACCTTTACGCATTATGATATTAGAAAGACTAAAGCACGTTGGAATCATCAAAAAAACCAACCTATTTAAAGATTGGTTTAATTGAAAATCTGTTGGATGTTTTGACTAACTTTACCAAGTTATGTGCAATATCGCACAGAGCAAATTTAATGTTTTTTTTTAAATAAACAAACAAAATGCGAAAATATTTTAAATTAATTCCTTACATTGCTATAATTGTACTACTTTATTTATACTTTTCTAAGCCAGAAATAGTAAAAACAATTACTAAAACAGAAGTAAAGTATGACACGATCACTAAAATAATTGATAATACTAAGCCACAATCAATAAAAAAAGTGTACATTCGTATTAAAGATACTATAAAACAATACGATACAATTACAAAGGTGGTGTTTAAAGACAAGTTAGTGAATAAATACACATACGTAGATACATTACAAAATGGTTTCTTAGAAAGCACTATTTTCGCTGATATGATATACAAACGAAATATTAAATTAACTACATTTAACAAATCAACAACAACGGAAACAACTAACACAATAATAAAATCCAATCTATTTATCGGTACTGATGTGAATTTCAGCAATTACGTACATAGTTTATCTTTAAACTTATATTATGTACACAAAGATAAATGGTTGGCTAAATTAGGTATAGGAAGCGATGGGAAACCATTTTATACTATTGGTGTTGGATTTAATTTTTAACTAATAAATAAATATTATGAGTGATTTTAGACCAAGATTAAAAGGTAATAAAAAGAAAGCATTTCTAAATATTACCAAAAAGCAAAAAAGAATTTTAGTTATCGGTGATTTGCACGAACCATTTTGTTTAGATAGCTATTTAGCACACTGCAAAGAAACATATCAAAATTATAATTGTACTGATGTTATTTTTATTGGTGATGTAATTGACAATCATTATTCAAGTTATCACGATACCGATCCAGATGGAATGGGTGGTGGCGATGAACTTACATTAGCAATAAAACGATTACAACGATGGTATAAAGCATTCCCTAAAGCATTTGTTACAATAGGAAACCACGATAGATTAATAAGACGTAAAGCGTTTTCTGGTGGTGTACCTAAACAATGGATAAAAGAATATTCAGACGTCTTAAATGTGCCTGGATGGACTTTTACAGATAGAGTTGTAATTGATGGGGTTCAATACATTCACGGAGAATCTGGTAGAGCATCAAAGAAAGCAAAAGATGATATGATGTCAACCGTTCAAGGGCATCGACATACAGAAATGTTTACAGAGTTTGTTGTAGGTGCTAATTTTAAGATATTTGGTTGTGCAGTTGGTTGTGGTATCGATCATCAATCGTATGCAATGGCGTATGGAAAGAACTTCAAAAAACCAGCAATAGGTTGTGCAGTTGTATTTGGTGGTGAATTTGCAATAAATGTACCAATGGCATTAGGTAATTAAATAAAAAATAGTATATTTGCAATAGTTTTTTCATAGTAATTTTTTTTAGTTTAAGGGCAATTAGTAAAATAATTGCTCTTTTTTTTGTTTATGTAATATATTATATATACTTTTACATTATGTTAGACAAACTAAATGAATTAATCGAATTGACAAGTACTGGAAATGAGTACTTACACAATGAATTATTACTAATTAAAAAACTTTACGAAGATGAAAAACAATTGGGATAACTATTTAATTAATCATAGTGATTGGTTAAACGACTTAGAAAATAATACAAAACCTAAAACTAAATAATTATGGAAGCATTTTACAACGATTACGAGAATTACCAAAGAAGTTTAAACGACCATTCTGAATGTGAGAATTGCCGAGAACTATGTACAACACAATTTTGTTGTTCATCTTGTGAGAGTGAGTACGCAGCAGATTGGATGAATTAAGAAATATATTAAGATGAAACAAACTAAATTAAACACAGGTGTTGTAATTACTTACGACAAAAAAGGAAATATTAAAACGTTAAAATCTCCTTTTGATGGTGATAAAACCATTAAAAAACGTATATTTGTAAAAAAGATTATTAACTAAATAAATTATTAAAATGGAAAAAAACATTGATTGTATGAAGTACAGAAAGTCAACCCATTTAGCTGGTGTTGATGTTGAAATGATAGTTGCCGATAAAGGCAAATGTATATTAACTATCCAAGACTGCTTTTTTGATAAAGGTGTAAACGTATCTGGAAATAAAACAGATGGGTACTTTATTAACTTTAAAGAAAAGGTTAAACCAATGGTGGTTAATTCTACAAATAGAAAAACGATAGCAAATATTGTAAAAGTTAAAAAAGAATTATCTTCAGTAGATTCGAGAAATATCGGTAATTGGAATGATGTTGCTATTGAATTGTATTTTGATCCAACTATTAAAATGATGGGTAAAGTTACAGGTGGTATAAAAGTAAAGTCAGAAAGTCCAATACCTAATATAAGCGATTCTAAAGCATTAGATTTATTAAATAGTGCTAAGACATTAAAAGAATTAGTTACTCTTTGGACATCTTTATCTGTAAGCGAGAAGTCATTGCCAAGCGTATTAGCATTAAAAGAAAATCTAAAAACTAAATTAAAATGATAAACTACAAAGAAATTGAACAAAGAAGTGAACAATGGTTTGAACTAAAGCACGGAAAAATCGGTGGTACTTTGTCAAAAGGATTACACACAAAAGGTGATACTTTGTTTATTGATATTCTTTCACAATATCTGGAAGATTACGAACCAGAAGAAAGCTATCAAAATGAAGCAATGTTAAGAGGTAACGAATTAGAACCTTTTGCATTAGAATTTTTAAAGGAATATACAAAGATAGATTTTTTAACTGCTGGTTGGCTGCAATCTGAAGAAAATGAATTACTTGGTATATCTCCAGATGGTATTACTGAAGATGAAACTTTAGCTTGTGAAATTAAATGCTTTGGTAGAAAGAAACATACTGAAGTATTGTTATCTAATGAAATACCTTTAGAAAATATACACCAATGCATTCACTATTTCACGGTTAACCCTAAATTAGTTAAATTGTATTGGATTGCGTTTAGACCAGAATCATTAAAAAACAACTTTATTAAAGAATTAACTTTAGATAGTGAAGTGAATATAGGCACTAATGCAAGACCAGTACTAAAGACAATTAAAGAATGTAGAGAACTTTCTTTAAATGAAGCAAATGAATTATTAACAAGAATCAATAAACAAGTAGAACAATTAAAATTTTAAACAATGGAAGTACAAGGAAAGATTAAACTAATTAAAGATGAACAAACTTTTGGATCTAATGGATTCAGAAAACGTGAAATGGTATTAACGACAAGTGAACAATACCCACAGGAATTACTAATTGAATTTATCCAAGATAAATGTGATTTATTAAGTAAATACAATGTAGGCGAAGATGTGAAAATAGGTATTAATTTACACGGTAGAGAGTGGATCAATCCAGAGGGTGTTGCAAAGTATTTCAATTCTATTCAAGGTTGGCGTATAGAATCTGATGCAAGTAATATTGAGGTACAAGCAGAAGAAGTAAAAGCTGATTCTGGTGATTTACCATTCTAAATAAAAAACAACCAATTTTAAAGCACCATATTAAGTATGGTGTTTTTTTTTTGTGCAAAAGTGTGAAATAGTGTGAAAAGTGTGAAAAAAGTGTGAAATGGTTTTTTTATGTAAAGTGTTAGTTTTCAATAGATTATAAGAAAAAGTGGGAAAATTGCACACTTTTCACACATTTAAAAGTGAAAAATAGAAATGAAAAAAAAAGTGTGAAAAAAATAAAAAGTGTGAAAAGTGTATAAATTTCACACTTTTAAGGGTTAAAGTGTTATTTATCAATTAGTTACAAAAATGAAAAGTGTGAAAAAAGTGTGAAAAAAGTGTGAAATAAGTGTGAAATGAATTGCACACTTTTTTATTTGCGTAGTAAATTAATTAATTTTATATTTGTCAAACGAGAGTAGTAGCTCTAAAAAACATTTTTTACCCAAGCCTATAAATGATGTATCTACTACTACTGATTTTATAGGCTTTTTTAACCAACATTATTACTTATGATAGAACTAACAAAATGTAACCGATTATTAGACGAGGGTTTCTCGTTACTTACCGTTGGAGAAAGTAAAAGACCAAACTTTTCCTGGAGTAAGTTGCAAGATAAAGCACTTACCAAACAACAATTTGAAAAGCAATATAATTACAAAGGTGGTATTATTAAAAAAGATGGTCAAGAATTAGCACCAACTAATAATATAGGCATCATTACTGGTTATAATTATCTTGAATGTATTGACATTGATTTAAAAGTATTTTCTACTGCAAAAGAACAAGTTGCGTTTTGGGATGAGTATCTATCATTTCTAAAAGATAATATATTAGACTTTGATGATAAGTTTACAATATATAAAACACAAAATAACGGTTATCATATTCTTTATAAATCTAAACGTATTGAGGGTAATACTAAAATAGCGTGTTTAAAAGGTCATAAAGAGGCTGTAATAGAAAGTAGAGGTAAAGGTGGTTATATCTTTGTGTATGAAAAGAACATATCTAAAAACACTTATATCGATATTGATTTTATATCTGATGAAGATCGTGATATATTATGGAGTGTATCACGAACTTATAATTATGTAGATGATGCAATTATTGAAGTACCAAGAAAAGAATATAAAAATTATGAATCTACTGGATTAAATCCTTGGGATGATTATAATGAACGAACTTCTATTTTAGATATTATTAGTGATGATTTTAAAATAGTAAGAAATGTAAACGATAAATACATTATTAAAAGACACGGATCAAAAGCAGCACATTCTGGTTATGTTTATAAAGATTCTGGATGTATGTATCTTTTTACAACTGCAACATTATATCCACACGAAAAATTAATATCACCATTTGCAGCTTTTTGTTATTCTAAATTCAATGGAGATTTTTCAGAAGGGGCTAAAGAAATATACAAACAAGGATTTGGAGAACGATTAAAACCACAACCAATATTAAAATCAGTAAATATTAAATATGATAAAAAAGATTTAACATTTCCGTTAGATGTATTTCCAGAACAAATACAAAATTATATTTTAGTATGTAATTCAACTTTAAATAGTTCAATAGACTTTATGGCGTGTTCAATGTTGTGGATGACATCTATTCTTATTGGTAATTCTATTAACATTGAAGTAAAACGTGGTTGGATTGAAAGTGCTAATGTTTGGATAGCATTAATAGGTAAAGCTGGAATTGGTAAAACACCATCAATATCAAATGTTACTTTTCCAATGCAAAAAAAGAATAGCAAAGAAATTAAATCATATATTAAAAATTCTGCAAAGTATGACGAATATAAAGACCTTGATAAACAACAACAACAATTAACTGAAGAAATAAAAAGACCTACTAAAACACAATTTATTGTAAATGATATTACACTTGAAGCATTAGTAGAATTGCACGGAGAAAATAAAAATGGTATTGGTGTATTAAAAGATGAATTAGCAGGTTGGTTTAAAGATATGAATAAATATAGGCAAGGTTCTGATTTAGAACATTGGCTATCATCTTGGAGTGGTAAAGAAATAAACCTAAATAGAAAGACTGCTAAAAGTAGTTTTGTTGAACGTGCATTTATACCAGTTCTTGGTGGTATTCAACCAGGAATTATGGATGGATTTTATACTGAAGATAATAAAGACAATGGATTTATAGATAGAATGTTGTTCTGTTATCCAGATTTAGAAGTAGATAGATATAATGAGGAAGAAATGAAACAAGAATACTTAGATTGGTATTCTGATTATATATTAAACTTTTACGAAAAATTAAAGCATTTAATTCAATACACCGAAGAAGATGAAATTGATCCGATTATAGCACGATTTTCTGAAGATGCAAATAAAGAATGGGTACGAATATTTAATAAAATTACTGATGTTCAAAATTCAGATGAAGAAAACGAGTATATGAAGTCAATGTTGCCTAAACAAAAGGCATACATACCACGTTTTGCACTACTTATAAACACGCTATCAAGTTATTCTGATGATAGTTATACATTAGGAGTAATAAAAAAAGATAGTGTATTAAAAGCTGAAAAATTAAGTAATTACTTTATATCAATGGCGAAGAAAATAAAAGTAAATAGTTTAGAAACAAAAGATGTTAAAACCATACTTAATAAAAATGCAGACAAGTCAAGTTATGATAAGTTTGTGGCTATTTATTCATCAAATCCAAAAATTAGCAAAACTAAATTAAGTGAAACGCTTGGCATAACCAGAAGAACGGTTTATAATTATATCAAAGACTTTGAAAATAAATAAATAAAAAGCATTTAAAATAATATATTTTTTATATATTTGAATAACTAAAAAAAACGGAATGAATAAAACACCTAAACAAATAATAAGAATTGTATCTAATTACTACAAAGTAGATATACGAAAGAAGTCCAGAAAGGGCAATCTGCCTAAAGCTAAAAGAATGATTAGCTACATCATTGTGCCGATGTTTAAAATGAAACAATGTGAAGCAACAAAGTTACTTAAATACGATGCTTTAAATAGTATTTCATATAACTTAAAAACATTTAGAAACGATCTTAGATTTGACAAAGAAACACAAGAAGATTACGAAAATGTATTAAAACTAATAAATAAAGAATTATGATAAAAATAACTAATGAAGATAATATGAAACTAATGGCAAGATATAAAGATAACTACTTTGACTTAGCTATTGTTGATCCACCTTATGGAATAGGTGCAGGTAAAATGACAATGGGAAGTGGTAAACACGAATTTAAAAAAGGTAAGGATTGGGATAATGCAGTACCTACTAAAGAATACTTTGATGAATTATTTAGGGTTTCTAAAAACCAAATTATTTGGGGTGGCAATTATTTTGAATTACCATTAAATAATAATTGGTTAATTTGGGATAAGCTAAATCCTAACTTAAGCTTTTCTGAAGCTGAATTGGCTTGGTGTAGTATTGATAAAAATATTAGGATATTTAAACGATTATCTACTTTGCCAGATTATGATGGTAAAAAACGACACCCAACACAAAAACCAGTTAAATTATACGAATGGCAATTAATGAGATATGCTACTTGTAAAACTTGTAAAAACGATGGTGGGTATTATGAAGATGTTGCTGGTGATGGTGGTTTTAAATTATGGCAAAATTGTGATGATTGCTATAATGAACATACAGAAACAAATGGTTTTCAAATACTTGATACTCATTTAGGTAGTGGCTCAATAGCCTTAGCTTGTCATAATTTGGGCTTTGATTTAACTGCTTGTTAATTAGACAAAGACTATTACGAAGCATCATTAAAGAGATTAAATGAACACCAGAATCAAATAAGAATGTTTTAATTATGAATTACGTACAAATATTACTTAAAGATGGTTTAAGAGAGGTGCAACAACAAAAGCTGGAATTAATTGCATTAACTGGTAATGAAGCACCAAAAGAAATTAGAAAGATTAATATAATTGAAATGCAGTTAGAACAACAACTAACATTTAATAAAAGAAATAAAATATTAGATGTTGATGTAAAAAAAATAAAACGACTTTATAAAAAAGGGTATACACATAACGAAATAGCTACCATTTATAACGTATCGCAATCAACAATAACTAAAAACATAAACTTATGATAAAAATAACTAATGAAGATAATATGGAGTTAATGGCAAGGTATGAAGATAATTACTTTGACCTTGCTATTGTTGACCCTCCTTATGGGATAGATGTAAAAACAAGAGTGTTTGATGATGGTAAAAAATGGGATTCTCAAATACCTAATAAGGAATACTTTAAAGAATTATTTAGAATTAGCAAAAATCAAATTATTTGGGGGGCTAATTATTTTTTAGATTATTTAGGTGCTACTCCTTGTTTTTTAATTTGGGATAAAAAAATGACTGATAAACATTTAATGAGTATGAGTGAAATGGCTTGGACTTCATTTAAAAGTAAAAATTTAATATTTAGACAACCACCGGTTGGAGATAGGGGCTTTTATAACATAGACGGAACAAGAATACACCCAACTCAAAAAAGCATAAAACTATATGAATGGATTTTAATAAACTACGCTAAAGAAGGAGACAAGATACTTGACACGCATTTAGGTTCAGGTAGTATAGCTTTAGCTTGTCATAACTTAGGATTTGATTTAACTGCTTGTGAATTAGACAAAGATTATTACGAAGCATCATTAAAGAGATTAAAAGAACATACATCACAAATAAGAATGTTTTAATGTACAAACTAAGAAAACCACAACAACACGTAAAACAAGAAATTGCAAACGAAATATCTAAAGGTAATAACAAACTTTTAGTAATGGCTGCAACTGGATTTGGAAAAACTATCTTAGCTTATGATATTATCAAAAACGCAATAGCAAAGAATAATAAAGTATTGTTTACTTCACATCGAATCCAATTAGCTGAACAATCATTTGATAAATTTAGCAGTTTAGAACCACAATACTTACAAGGCGAAAACAAGGATATAAGCAACGATTATAAATGTTTGGTAGCAACACTACAAACATTAAATAACGTTGAAATAGCAACACCTAAAATCGTTATAATTGATGAGGTTCACTTTGCTTATGAATCAAACTTAGTACAATCATTATTTGATAGGTTTCCTAATGCTATTTTTATAGGGTTATCAGCAACACCAACAGATAATAAAGGGTATTTATTAGATGGTTTTGATACTATTATTGATAACTACCAAACAAAAGATTTAATTGATTTAGGATGGCTCGTTCCGTTTAAATGTTATAGTAGTTTATCTATTGATTTAAGCAACGTAAAAATAAAAGGTAATGATTATGATGAAACCGAATTAGAACAAGCGATAAACAAAGAAGATATAAACAAATCAATAGTAGATAATTATATTAGTAATGGAGAACAACGACAATTTATATGTTTTGCAGTAAATAAGAAACACTGCAAAGAATTAGAAAAAGAGTTTGCTAAACAAAATATAATAACTAAATCAATTACTGCTGATACCTCAACAAAACAACGTGAGTTAATTCTGCAATCTTATAAAGCTGGTCTTATAAAAGGTTTAATATCTATTGAAATACTTACTGCTGGATTTGATGAGCCTAAAGTATCTTGTGTTATAATGGCAACCAAAACAATGCAATGGAAGAAATACATACAATGTTTAGGTAGAGGTATAAGATTACTTGGTAACACAATAAAAGAAAGTATTGCAAATGGTAAAAGTGATTGCATTGTTCTTGATTGTTGCGAGAATATAAAAGAACACGGATTACCAGATGAACGTAAAGTATTAAAGTTTAATAAAAAGATTTCAAGTGTAATTGATAGGGAATATAATTTAGATACCGATAATGAAACAAGGAAACTAAAAACAATAACAACCGAAAAACAAGTATTTTTAAAACGTATCGGATCGCTTTTAGATTTGTACGATGGTAAAGTTTATCGTAAAGAATCCGATTTGCAAGATGATGTTAATTCATTCTTAAATAAAACTAATTATTTCTGGTGGCGACAAAATTCTGGTAAGATGTATAAAGATGGTCGTTGGGTACATTTTGCATCAAAGAGTGGATTACCAGATAACACGGTCTTTTATAAAGATACATCATTCTATTTCGGTTTAGAATTAAAACTACCTTATGGTAAACTTACTAAACACCAAAAGGAAACATTACCAGAAATGATTGAACAAAATGTGTTATTCTTTATTTGTCAATCGGTTTACGATGTTTATAAAGCAATTGAACACATTGAAACGCATACAGAAACAACTGAAGATAGTTTTATTATTAGCAATTCCATCTACAATTTAGATGATATACAAATGAATTATAGAAAAAAATTGAAATTAATAGTTTAAAATTGATATATTATTTATATATTTACAAAAACAATAAACAATGAACACAAAAAAAAAATTAATCGAATACAAAGAAGATACCGAAATGGTATTAAAAATTCAAGCAGTAATGTTAAATATTAGCTTACAAAAGCATATATCTAATGTTCTGGATCAACAAGCATCTAAAAAAATGAAGTTATGAACGCACAAACAATTTTAATACTATTCTTTGCACTATGTTTTATTATAATGACAATAAAGTATAGTATAGAAAGAAAACGATACGAAAACGCAAATTTCAATAGAAAGTACTGGTTAAAAAAGTATAAACAAACGTTAAGTAAACTAAATAGTTTACAAAATAATTAAAAGTAAATAGATTTGTTTACAACGGAATTAAAAAATATAGAAAAATAATAACACTTTTCGGAGTTAAGTTTGTATTAGATAATGAATAACCTAATAGATAACAACGGATCAATAAGATTTCTAAACTTTAAATGTTTAGATACAAGTACCGAATATCAAATACTTGGTACAAGTTCAACTTATAAAGGGATTGGTAACGATCACCATACAATGTCAACATCTAAATTAAAACGTTCTGATGGCGTTGTAAGGCATTTAACACAACCACAATTAAAACAAAGATTTGTAAATATTAAAGAGATATGAAAGCAACCAATAAACATTATGAATCTGGTAAAGATTATGATTTAATTGATGTAATACACGATTACCAACTAACATTTAATCGTGGTAACATCGTTAAATACGTCTTTAGAGCAGGAAGAAAAGATAATGAATTACAAGACTTAGAAAAAGCATTAGACTACTTAAAAAGAGAAATTAAATACTTAAAACAATGAATAATATAGAATTAAAATCAGAAGGAAAAGATCATTACAGACTATTTATTAATGGCGTTGATGTTACTGGCAAACAAGAACGATCGGTATTTAGACACATAGTGCAAACAATAGATAACAAAATTTATCAATATTAATTGTTTTATTCATTTATTTGTTATAAATTGCAACTATGAAATTAAAATTTTTAACCACAAACATTGAAACAGACGAAGATATTTATGTGGATCTCTATATAGATGAAACAGAAATAAAAGGTTTCTTCGTGCCTTTTCAATTCGATAAACACGATACAATATGCCTTTTTTGGGCAAGTGAACTAATTACAGTACAACAAACTCCAGAACTATTACATTTTTTAGATAGTAACATCAGAAAGATAAACAAAATAGAAACAAAATGAAAAATTTACTTAAATTAATCGTATTAGTAGTATTAATACAAAGTTGTGATAGTTTTGAAAAAGACATCATAGAACCACCTTGTGAATGTGAGAAAATTACATACTTCTACAAGATAACAAACAATGATGTAAACCAAATTGAATCGTATATCATTAGCAGCGAAAAAGTAGAATGTGCTGAACCTGTTTTTAAACAACCAACATCAACACCTAACGTATTTTATAGCATAAAATGTCAGAACTAAAAGATATCAACGAATTAACACAACAAGATAAAGACGATTTATTTCAGTCTTATATCGAATTGATTGATCCACCAAACAACGAAAGTATAAAGTACTTTAAAAACGAGTTCTATAAAAACATTATCCATTGTGAGATTCTTTATATGCCGTATTGGCTGGTAATGGAATTATACATAAAAGGTTTTAATGTATTAGACTTAGATGAGTATATTAACGATAAAAAATAAATTAGTATATTTGTACTAATTTTTTATACTTATGATAACAAAAACAGAAACAAGACATCAAAGACAAGTAGAAAGAGTATCTAAATGGGTTAATTTAGGTAAATCATTAAGAAATAAAAGGAAGTATTAAATGGCTGCTGAAGAAAATAATAACTATGCTGAATACATCACTAAAGAGTTTTCTTTAGACTTATTAGATAAAGCTAATGAGGTTATAAATGAAGATTGTTATTTCCTTTCTGATGTTGCTGATAAGTGTGGAACTTACCGTGAACAATTCAATTATATAGCAAAAAAGTTTAAAAATGACTTCGAAGTTTTTAACACGATAAAAAGATTAACTAATAAATGCGAATCAATAGTTGTAAAACATACTGCAAGTGGTAAGATAAATGTCGCTTTAGGAATCTTCATATTAAAGTCTTATCATTCACTTATTGAAACGTCTAAACTTCAACACGAGGGTGGAGATAAAGATAAACCAGTTAGTGTAATTAGTTTAGGTAATGGAACTAAGCCTAATGAATGAATCTACTACCAAAACAAGAAAATGCAGTTTATTATTTAAAAGATAAAGAAACTAAAGAAATTCTTTATGGTGGTGCAGCTGGTGGTGGTAAATCTGCTCTTGGTTGTTTGTGGTTAATTGAACAAAGTCAATTATATCCAGGCACTCGTTGGTTAATGGGTAGGGCAAAACTAACATCACTTAAAAAAACTACATTAAATACATTCTTTGAATTAACTTCATTACTCGGTATATCAGACCAATTTAAATACAATGCACAAAATCATATTATCTATTGGACTAATGGAAGCGAAATATTACTACAAGATTTGTTTTTATATCCATCTGATCCGAACTTTGATAGTTTAGGTTCGTTAGAAATTACTGGTGGTTTTGTTGATGAATGCAACCAGGTAGTGCATAAGGCTTGGCAAATCGTTTTAAGTAGATGCAGATATAAATTAAACGAATACAATTTAACACCTAAACTATTAGGTAGTTGTAACCCTGCAAAGAATTGGACATACAAAGTATTCTATAAACCATATAGAGAAAATACATTATCTAACAATAAAAAGTTTATACAAGCATTACCAACAGATAACCCACACTTACCAAAGTCTTATTTAGATAGTTTACTTAGTTTAGATAAGAATAGTAAAGAAAGATTATATTATGGGAATTGGGAGTACGATGATGATCCAAGTACATTAATTGATTTAGATAGTATTTCAGATTATTGGAATCCAACACATTTAAAACCAGATGGCAATAAATACATTACTATTGATGTTGCTCGTAAAGGTAAAGATAAAACCGTTATAAGAGTATGGCACGGATGGGTTTGCATTTACAGATATGAAATTGCAAAGAGTGGATTAGTTCACGTTGTAGATAAAGTAAAAGAAATACAATTAAAGTATGGTGTTAGTAATAGTAATACTATTGCTGATGAAGATGGTGTTGGGGGTGGTGTTGTTGACTTCTTAGGTTGTAAAGGTTTTGTTAATAATAGTAAAGCATTAGATGTTGATGGTATATCTCAAAACTTTAATAACCTTAAATCTCAATGTGGATATAAAATGGCTAACAAAATAGTGAATAGAGAAGTAGGAGAGTTCTGCAATGATAGTATCGTTATTGGTATTACTTCAGAGGAAATGGAACAGGTAAAGCAAAAAGATATTGATAAAGATGGTAGAGTTGCCTTGGTTTCTAAAGATGTGGTTAAAAAAATGATAGGTCGATCACCAGATGAATGGGATTCAATTATGATGCGATATTGGTTTGAGTTAGCACCTAAAGTATTTTTCTTTTAGTATATTTTAATAGACAACCTAAAACAATAACGCTTATAATGATTAGAAACAGCATAACGCTTATATTTAGTGTTTTTTAAATAGATTATCTTTGGCAATAATATAGAACCAGACCAAACACGAATAAAACGCATTTTAAATAGATATAGGTTTATTTCTTTTAGTATAATGTATGTCATAGATGCAAATATAAATAATTAAACAACATAAACAACTATATCATTTTTTTTTATTACTTTTGATATTTATATAAATAAAACTTATAATGGCTAAATTGTCTTTTCGTAACCCCTTTTTCTTTAGTGGTGTAAAACAATCAATGAATAAATATAACGATGCTTTTCTTAAATGGGTTGGTGGTTCTTTTACTTCCTATGATGATAAAGGAGAAACGTATATAGATGATGGGTATAACATCAATCCAATCATTTATTCGGTAGTATCTCAAAGAGCAAACAAACTATCTTCAGTACCTTTTAACGTTAAAAAGGTTGTAGATAAAAACCAGAAAAGAAAGCGTGATAGATTAATAACATCAACTAAATATGATTTAACACCCCAACAAGAAGTTAAGCGTTTATTATACGAATCTAAAGCATTTGATGCTGAATATGCAGATTTACCTTTAGAACGACCAAACCCATTGCAAACGTGGAAAGAATTTAAGGAATTGTACGAAACATTTATGGCATTGAATGGTAATGCTTATATCTATTTGTTATGTCCAGATGAGGGGATGAATAAA